CGCCTGTATCTATCAATCTCAGCCTCAATACTTCCTATAAAACCAGAAGTAAAAGAACCTCGGCTATAAATATTATTTCTGTTCATTCCAATCATTTACTGCTCCTTCCCATATTTCTAGGTTTTACTGCCGCTCCACTTTTTGTAGCTACATCTTTTCTAATCTTAGCAGCACCACCGGCAGCGTACTTATTACAACTCGTTTCTTTTTCTCTAGCTCTTTCTTGCATTTCCCTTAATGCCAGTTCTCTTGTATGTCTATTCATAAATTACCTCCTCTTTTTTTGGTATGGATGAAATTTCCGATCTTAGAGCTTCTACTTGTGCCTTTAACTCAGCTTCTTTTGCTTTGTATTCCAGCTTTAGTAATTCAAGCTCGTTTTTAGTATTTATTTCCTGTTCTTTGGTTAATGTATCGATGACTTTTTCCTTCTCGTTTAACTCAAGTTTTAAAAGTTCAATTTGATATTTCTGCTCGGCAAGTTGTTGTTGTTCATTAACTTTTAATTCAGCTAAATACTTCTCTTGTTCCAGTTTTTCCTTATCAAGCTCGATACTCATTTGCGTCTTATAGCCATCAGCTTCAATATTTAAATGAGCTAGCCGTTCTTTTGACTCTACTTCAAGTTTTCGTTGCTCAATATCAGCAATCTGAACCTGTAGAGCTGGGTCTATTGGTTGCTCCTGCTGCTGCTCCGGCGCTGCTTCAGGTAACAATATCTTATCAATGTCCTTAATCCCTAGGGCTTGATATACTTTTAAATATACTTCTCGCATGTTATGTAGCTCAGGGCTACTGCTAGCTAACTTTAAAATACTCTCTGCCTTGATTATTCTCTGCGTAGAAGATTCAACCGATGGATCAGATACAGGGATTACTTTTAAACTCTCTTTGTCTAGAGGTAGTGATGGCAGGTTGAACATTTTATAAAAGAGCTGCAACTCCTGGCTAAAGCTACTATGTACTGTTCTCATTATTGCCGATTGCATCCGATTGGATACTTCAAGCAAGGCAATCGTAGTACCGACAGGCGTATTCTGATTATTTTCAGTGAGTCCCATCTCTGTTGCGGACGCTAATTCCTGTGTCTGGGCAGTTATCCGGTTAATATACTCAAGTAAAGCTGGCGATGGTCCATTATAAGGAAGTGGCATAATTGAATCACGAAGCGACAAATTACCGGTCTCAACAGTTACGAATTGACCCGGTAATATATTCAAATCATTATTGGTAGTTTTTATTCCCTTAGCTTTCATTCCTCCCGGGAAATTCTGAAAAATAGCCGCGTCAATCGCCATTTGCTGCATAGAGGTTAAGCTCTTTGAATTAGAACCAAGTATTTGAGCAAGCCCCAGTCCAAAAACATCAAACCCGGGGAATAAATTATAATGAATAAAGCAGTTAATCCTTGTTTTGGTTGGATCGTTTTCATCCCAGTTTGGCGTAAGTGATACGATCTGATTACTGCTGCCGCATCTGGTAATAACGTAAGGTAGTGGGATACTATAGTCTTCAGATGCATTGTTATTGTCAAAAAAATCATTCAAAACCAGATATTCGTGCGTCTCATAAAAAGGAAAACGGGAATTTGTCGGGTCTACTTGTTTTGCTTTAGAGTCGTCTGTTGCTTCTTCTCCATCGCTGCTTCCTACGCTATCTAGGTAATCAAGATCAACTTTTGAGAATATCCCGCTCTGCATGTTAAAAAGTATTTCTCTTTTAGAGAGATATCTAATATGAGTCAGGCGATTTGATTCGGTAATACTTGAGCAGTTATTATCAAATAAAAAGTCCTCAGGCATGATAAACCGGCTCAATGGCTTACCTGTAATCGGGTCATAGTAGATTTTCCTAAATACACACCCATATAAAATTAAGTACAATAAAAACCGATCGTAGTCTGGATAAAAACCCTTATCTTCTACTGTTAAGTACTCATTTAAAGCATCCCTAACCATCTCGCCTTTTAACTCATAGTCCTCATCTACGCTAACATCAGTCCTAAATCCTACAGGACCAGTGGAGGGCAACAGCTCGGAGCGAAGCGTTGCCCATAATCTCAAGACACTGCTTGAGAAGGTAGTATCGTAAGTTTTAACTTGTGCAGCGTTTCCAATGGAAGAATTGGATTTAGATTTGACATTATTGGGGTCTTGTATTTCCTCAATTTTAAAGCCAAGTAAGGTTTTAGCCTTTTCAATTATATCAAGCCATGGCGCGCGGTTTTTTGTATCTTTTACCGTTACCTCTTCTAAGTAGGCAGCGATTTTATCTCTGACGCTTTCCGGTATATCATCCGCAAAATTACTATTAAAGGTATTATCCGCAGGGGATAATTCCTCCGCTTCGTTATCTATACGTGATAAGATTTGATCTTCTAGAGAAACAAGTGCTTCTTCTTCCGGTAAAACCGGTTCATCTAAACTACCTGTTTCTTGTGGCAGGATTTGTTCTTCCATCGGCATTTCTTGAGTCAAATTTAGAGATTCAGGCTCTAAATTCTCTAGCACCGATAAATCAAGATTAGTCTTTCCTTTTTGCTTTCTTCTTGTTGCCATTAGTATAATTTTCTAGGTTTAGTAACGATCTCATCTTCCTTAACATCACTTGTATGAATTAAAGCATCAAAGTCTCTAAGGTACAAAATTGCCTGTGTCATAGAGTCAACCAAGTCTTTTGATTCCCCGTTTGGAAAAGTTATCACTGTTTCTAAAAACTCCTCGGCAAAACTCTGGAGTTTTTCAGGGTTTTTCTCTTCGGCCTGCAAATAAATAAGTCCGCACTCAATAAGAGGTGCTGCTCTCTGTACTCTTGCATTCTTATCACCTTTTGGCATGTAGCCTATAGCAGGAACTCCTCCAAGCCTTAGATCACGTATTAACGGATCGCCCGTTGCCTTTGCCTCAATAAGGCAAATATCAACAGTTCTTTGAGCCGGCATTGGATTCTTATGCTCGCCTATATCTTTATAATCTTTGCTTAAGCGCTGCGCTCTAGCTCGAAGATCAGGATAGCCTACTCGATCACGCCAAACGGAAAGTAGCATCATCCTAAATAGCTCATCCTCGGATTTTTCACCCCATACTCCCCACGTAGTACAGGCAGAATATGCAGCTGTAGGCTCATCGGAAATTGCCGTGTCCCAGCTTTGCAATATATAATCAAATTTAGGCTTAATCGGGCTAGTCCAGAATTTAAACCATTTTTTCTTGATTATTCCGCCGCCAATTGGAGATGGTCTTTGCTGGCATTGACCAGCATATCCATAAGAGCCGAGTAACTTCTTTAATTCACTGACTTGCTTCTCACCAAAGCGTAAGTCACTAATTACCTCTCCTTCTTTATTTCTTGGGTCTTCCCAAATAACCTGATCTATGCCAAGAGGAACTGTAATACACTTGCGCTTTTCTTCAAACTCTAAGGGTAGCACCAACTCTACCCAGTCACCTTCGCTGTCATTCTTTCTGATATAACCGGTTAAATCGTTCTCATGCGTTCTTTGCTGGACAACTATTCGGCAGTCATTAGCTGGGTTGTTTGAACGGGTAGACATTCTTTGCGTCCACCAGTTAATTACGTTCTCACGTTTTACTTCAGATAAGTCCCCTGGGTCATTAGGGTCATCAATGATAATAATTGAACCGCCCTTACCGACGGTTTTAGATACCACGCTTGTTGATTGCCTATATCCTGTTTTGCTATTCTGGAAAAAGCTTTTAACGTTCTGGTCTCTAAGAAGTGGGAATCTATAACCCCAATTATCCTGATACCAGTTGCTTTCGAGTAAAGCTCTGTTTTTCTGTGCATGCTCAAGGCTTAAAGAATTAACGCAGGATACAGTTAAAAACCGCTCACTCGGGTTATGTATCCATACCCAGGCAGGAAAAGCTACCGATATTAAATTGGTCTTGCCCGTGCGGGGCGGAACATTAATAATAAGCTTCTTTATTTGCCGCGCGTAAACCGCCTCTAGATGCTCAGCTATAGCCTTAATATGCCAGCTATCAACATAAGGCATATTACCCTCAATATAAGGCCACGCGCTTTTGAAAAACTCATATAAAGAACTGCTTGCAAGATATCGTTCCTTTAAAGCTGCAAGTTTTACTCTTCTGTTTTGCAGTTCCGCAATAGCAAGTATTCCATCAGAAAAACTAAAACTATGAGTAGAGTTAGAATTGTGCGTCATAAAACTTAAAGTTTCCTTTACTTAAAATAATTATAACACAGCTCTTTTATATCTTGATTTTCTCGTGCTTTTTTGATTTTGGTATTGAGATTATTTATGTTATTTATTGTCTAATTAAAAAACTAAAGGAGTAAAATTATGAAAATCAAAAAATATCTCTTATCAACGATAATACTTAGTTGTAGTACTGCCTTAGCAAGTGAAGCCCTACCTGTTGCATCAGGTTTAAACATTAAATTTGGAGCTTTTGCTGCCTTTGAAAGCGGATTTAGCAATCAGAGTAAACTAAAAGGCTCAGAGAAGAATATATCGGCAAATAAAGAAAAGTTTGCTTTCTTTAATAACACTGCCTTTGTTGCTAACATTTCCAATACTACTGACGATATTACTTATGGTGCTAAAATTGTACTTGCTCCAACAACAAAAAGGAAAGTAAACAATGATTATAATGGTTCACATGTATTTTTAGAGCACGAATTTGGTAAGATTGAAGCAGGTTCACCTATTCCTGTTGCAAGAAACATGACTGTAAATGATGGAGCTATACCTGCAAACTACATAAAAACAGGTATAGAGTATTTAAAACAAGGTAAAAAGGCAAATCCATCATTCTTAACCTCAGAAGAAACTATACTTGGTGATTCAATAACTGCCGGTTTAGATTCTGCTACTTATAGCAGTGAACCACCAAGAACAATAAATTATTACACTCCTAAATTTGCTTTAAGTGAATCAAGTAAATTACAGTTTGGTATCTCTTATACTCCTGATTCAGCTAATACCGGTATAGATAAACCATCTACTAAATCAGATGGCATAACAAAATACGCAATAGAAGAACCAACTTTAGAGAGATTTGAAATTGATAAATCAATTAAGGATGCGCTAACTGGTGGGATAGTATTTGAGCAGAAACTAACGGAAGAAGCAGAATTAAAGCTGGCTCTAACCGGTGAATACGGTAAATCTGCAGGTAAAATCAAGAAATTTGCCACTAAAGATGCCAAAGACCCTTTAGAAGAATATAAATTAAGTAATCTAAGAGCTTATAATATTGGCGCTGAATTAAAGATTGGTGATTTTAAGTATAATGCTTGCTATGGTTCTTTTGGTAAAAGCTTAACTAATAAAGAACTACATAAGGCCGGTAACAAGTCCCATTATTACAACGGGGGTATTAGCTATACTTACAATACTGCTACAACAACCTATTTATCATATTTTGCCTCAGAGAAGTTTAAAAATAAGGTAAATTCTGTTAAATTAGGAGTAAGTCATATACTTGCACCGGGACTTAAACCCTATGCTGAAATACATGCCTATACTCTTAAAGGTAAGCCTGAGTTCTATTCAGAACTAAAGGCAAGAAAGGTAAAAGGTACTGTGGCACTACTGGGTGTTAAGTTATCTCTTTAATTAAAAACAAGGTTTTAAAATGAACAAACAAGAATTTATCGACCATATAGCAGGTCAGCATAGTTGTACTAAAAAAGAAGCTGAAAAGGCTATTGATATATTTACTTCCTCGGTAATTGATGCACTTAGCAAAGGTAAGGAAATATCTCTTATTGGCTTCGGTAATTTTAGTGTAAGCAAGGTTGAAGCAAGAGATGGCATTAATCCAAAAAGTAGGGAAAGGATAAAAATAGCCGCCTACAATCAACCTAAATTTAAAGTCGGACAAAAACTAAAAGATGCGGTTAATCAAAAATCTTGTTGACCAAAAGTGTAATTTTAGATATGTTCGCCGATATGATTTTTTCATAATTAATCATTATTTTTCCTGTAGACGTACCAGTTTTTTGTGAGTTTTTAAACTGGTACGACTTTATTAAATTAGCATTTAAAATATTAGGATTATAGTCTACTCGTCCTCTAAGTCCTTATACTCTTCTAAACCACAAATTCTTTCTTTTAATGCTTCTTTGGCCTGTCCTAACCTGTGTTGTTTATTATCATAATCAACTAGCTGATTTTTCCACTGTACATACCATTCGCCTATTTGGTAGCAGATAAAATCTACTTGTTGCTTTGTAAACTTTCTCATTTTACTTCCTCTACTATTTCCTAATCATTTGTTAATTTTTCTAACATTTCTACATGCATTTTTGTATGTTTAGAAAATGTATAATTAGTATCTTTTAAATTATTTTCTATTTCTTTGAATTTATTTAATCTTTCTTTTAAACGTTCTTTAGTATAGCCAACACTTTCAAATATATCTAAAAACGCATTTTTAAGATGTGGATTTGTCATTTTCTTACCTCATTTTAAAAATAACTGCACTTTGATTGCACGTTCTACTGCCAACATATCTTTACTAGAAATTTGACCAATTCTTTTTCCTAATCTTTCTTTACTAACAGTCATAATTTGATCAGCCATAGCTTTACTCTTTGTATCACCTATCAAGACATACGCCTCACAAGGATAACATTTCGTAATATTACTAGTCAGAGGAATAACCTGCACTCTATTGTACATATTATTAAAAAAATCATTGCTTATAATTATTGCAGGTCTAGTTTTTTGTATTTCTCCAGCTATAGAAAAATCAAAATCTACCCACCAGATTTCATTTCTCTTCATGGATATCACCTATACATCCTTCTATCCACTCATAAGCTTCTTTTTCTCTTTCCTCATCTTTAGCCATTTCTTTGTAAGCTAATTCTAAACCTTCATCATCTACATAAGATTTTACTAATTTTTCTATTAATTTACTGATCTTTCCTCTTCCTATTATTGAATGTAATCCATGATATACATTCTCATTTAAAGTAATTGTTAATTTTTTTTGCATAATAACCTCCTTAATACGTGTAATTATACATATTATTTCATAAAAGTCAATTTTATTTTTATTGGATTTTACAAACTACAAGAAAAGATAAAACCCACGGGTAAAACTAGCATAGATAATTGGAATGGGTTATTGAATAGTAATATTGTCAATTGTATGATTTTTCCGTACAGTTCAGAAAACGGTCGTTTTTCTTGTACTTTACCAATCATAAGGGTTCTTAAGCTCACGTAATGTTCGTTTCTCTCTCTTCTTGGCTAGCATTTCATGAAACTTTTTAACAGGGTCTTCTGCTTCTTCTGAATTTAAATCTTTAACGGGTATCCTCTTCTCATATTGTTTTTCCTGCTCTCTATTGTGCCGAGCAGTTTCAGACTTTCGAGAATAATGATAAGTTAGGCCATACTTTTGTATATACTCGTTAAAAGCCTTCGCATGTACTCCAAGAGCGTTAGCTACAGCTGACTTAGACTCGCCACTTTTTAACAACTCTTGTATTGCTTCAGGTGTATACCTTTGTAAAATTAATTCGCTTTTAGTACTATAATATTTCTTACTCATTCTTAGTCGTATTCTTTTTTGCTTCTACTCGATCATTCATTAATCTTTCTACACGTGAAAGTCTATCGTGTAAAAGGTCACTTACTTTTGCTAGTTTTTTTATTGTTCGATCCATAGTACTTATGCAATCAAATACTCCTTTTAATACCCATAATATAAGTATTATAAAACCTACAATTACCGCAACTATTAAATTTAAGAGCATAGCTTGTAACCTCTCTTTATTACTTTTTGTTTTTAGGTTTTTCTTGAAATTCAACAAGTACTGTATATAACGCTTCTTTTAAAATATGTATCATTTCTTCACGATCTTCTATTTCTATTACTAACGAGAATTCCTCCACCAAGATTTCAGGAGTCACTTTCTTTGTTAAAATATCATTGTTCGTGTACTGCTGTCTTAGTATAGCAGCTGTTATATAATGTAGTTGTTCTGTTTTGTCTAAATCATCAAAATTTTTCATATATTTTTTAATCTCTTTTTAGGAAGCTTTAATATTGGTAATTTACGATGAACTAAATTGTCTCTTGCTATAAAATAATCATATTCATCAGTTACCACCCAATCATTGCTAAAAGCATCTATATTCGACAAAAGGCTATAATTTTTATAAATAGCCTCTCCTGTTTTATCAAAACTCAATATCCTTAAGCAGTCAGTTTTTTTGTTTTTATAAATACAATAACTTGTACTTTTCCTCTTAATAGCAGCATCTTTTTCATATACTGCTTTTATTGCTTCTATGAAATCCATTATTTACCCATGTATGCTCTTAAAGATTTATGCACCAGTTCACTATATATAAATATTTTTATATTTAACTAGCTTTCTAATTTTCTATATATCTATCTATAGCCTTTAATATAATATCTTGCATATTTTCATTATTTATTGCGGCTTTTGCTTTAAAAGCTGCTCTTTTTGTTTTTGAAATCTTAACATTTAATCCTACCATACTATCTTTAGTTGCCTCTACAATTGCTGCTTCTACTGTATGACTACGATGTACTCTATTTCCTTTCTTTGCTTCAAATGCCATTATTTTAACACCTCTAATATTTCATTTTTTAGGTTAGTAATTTCATCGATTGCATCCTCTGCCTTTAAAGCATGATGTACCGTTAAACCATCTGATGCAGTTTTAGCATAGACTTCTCTATGAGTTGTACGACTTTCTAGAACAGGAATTTCATACCCGCTTAATGCTTCGATTATATCCTCACTTAAGTTTGTCCCTTTACGTGATCTACTTATAAGAAAGCGACAAATAGGATTACCGCCTGTTACTTCTTGTCTAGCTTTTACAATTTCTATTAAATCAGAACACGCCCAGACATCATAAGGAGAAGGGGTTACTGGAATAATTACCAGATGCGAGACTTTAATTGCAGCAGCAACTAACTTAGAAGATTGAGGAGCTCCATCGATAATTACAATATCATAATCACTTTTAACACCTTCTATATCTTTTGCTAAAGTTTCTCTGTCTAATCCAACCACTGGAATTAATTTTCCCTCATTAGCTTCATTCCAATCACGTAAGCTTCCTTGCGGATCGGAATCAACCAGCAATATTTTTTGATTATCAAGGTGTAAACTTACAGCTAGATTTGTACTAATCGTTGTCTTACCAACTCCGCCTTTCTGATTAAGAAAGGATATTATTTTTGTCATAGTAAATTATATATAAAGCTAGATTACTATGCTAGTATATATCTATACTACTATTTGTCAATATAACTATTTAACTACTTTTCTATATGTATAGAAGTATCGCTTTATATCAGAACTGTTTACAATCATCCAATACCGCTTGCCCCAAAAACTCTGGAATTAAAGGAACAACACTATTACCTAAGGCCATAAGACGCTGCTTGCGACTTCCTCCTTCCGTCCAGCTAATAGGATAACCCATAAGCCATTCCACCCAATCAGGGTTCAACCTCTCATCTTTTAGCCTTGGCACTTCTAAAGGTTCTTCTCCCCATTGCTTAATTCCTCTGCTGCAATAGTACATGCCAATCTGCTCTTGTGGGCATATTGGGCTAATTTCTTCAAATCCCCTACATCCTTGTAGTCCCTGCTTGTCGGGGTCGGGAAAAACCTTACATATCTGGCTAGCCCGAGACTCCCTGATATCCCATTCCTGTTGTGTTTGCGGATATTCCCTGTTTTTGTTACCAGGTAAACATCGTCTTTGCTGATTATATTCCCTATGCTCGCATCGCTTGCAGTCGGTGTCGGAAGCATTTTTACAACCGTCTCCAAGTGTGGACTCTGTCTTCTCCTTTCCGATGGACAATCCGACTTTGCAGAGGCAAGAGGGGTAGGCAATAATCCATATTCTATCCCGTCTGTGAGGTGCGCCAAAGGCGGAAGCCGGTATGCAATGCCATTCTGCATCATACCCGATCGCCCATAAATCTTGCAGGACGCTGATAAGTCCTTGACTGCGAAGATTTGCCACGTTTTCGATAATTGCATATTTGGGTCTAATTTCATTTATTAACCTCGCAAATTCTTTCCATAGTCCTGAGCGTTTAGCCTTAATACCGCCTCCTTTACCTGCTACCGATATATCCTGACACGGAAAGCCTCCCGCAATCAAGTCTATTCTTAGCAGAGCTTTTAAGTCTTCCTTATGTATAGCGGTAATATCAGTAAATATCGGTACGGATGGCCAGTGTTTTGTTAGTATTTTCCGGCAGAATGGATTAATCTCACAAAATGCGACCGTTTGTAGCCCCGCGGCTTCTAAGCCTATTGAAAATCCCCCGATCCCTGAGAAAATATCTATAACATTTAACATCTTTTTTTAATTACTTTAAAGTAGATAAGAACGTAAAGTAATTATACCATAGGCTTTGGCTACCCCGAT